AGAATCAATTGTATGCACCGCGTCAAGGTTCACAGGTTCACCATTGTAAGTACTCCAAGTATACAGGCTCGGGTCTGTAGGCGCCACCGGGCTGTCCGTATTGGCAATACCGATGTAGGGCTGTACGTAGTCTTCTGGATAGTCTTCGGGGGCAGGTGTCCAGGGAGTTGCGGTGGTGCCTTTTTCGAGTTTTAGACCGCAGACAAATAATGTACCACCCTCGATAGAATTTTCAAATCTTGGTCGGATTTCCCCCCCAACGGTAACTTTGAATGTAACAGATAGTTTTGTCCATTCTTCCGTATGTGTTATTTTTATTCCACCATTGTTTATGTTTCCTGCGTTTACGTCAGACGTAGAATTTCCGAATAATGCGACATTTCCAATAACACTGTTTTTTACATAACCAGAAAATGTATACTCTTCCCCCAATGACACAGCAATGTGCTGACCTAATCCTTCCCATGTCCCCATTCTCTTCTTAACCGTAAACCCATTGTAAGTTCCATCAGTAGTCCACATGCCCGAATTTGCCCATGATGTCCCTGAAAAATCCTTAGTCCCTAAATACAGATTCCTCCCACTCGCATCCCACAAACTAGGCTTATCCGTCATCCCTGTGCCCTGTGCATCCATTGCGTAGCGGATGTGGGTGTAGGCACCCGAACCTGTTTCAGGAAGTTTTTCATAAGTATTCATGTCATACCATTCAAGAACCAACTGACCAGAATTATTCACTCTCACCCATTTGCACAGAATTTGAGCAACCCACGCCATGAGTTTGCGATATGTCAATCCATTCTCTACAGGCTTCTCATCAACAATATAGTTTGAATTTTCAAAAGAAGTCGTTCCTAAAGTGATTCCACAGTTCGTACAAGTGTCTTGAACAATCTGCATCAGCGTAGCAGGATATTCCAATGTACTGTCAGATGCATCAGAGTCAAGCATATAGAGATTATCGTAACACTCCAGTGAAATTGTAGCACCATTGTATTTAGGTGTCTCATAGACCGTATAATAGCCTATGCGTAGCTTTTCAGTCGTTCCGTCAGCAAGTTCCATTCCAGCATAAGCAGTAACCTTTGCGCCGTTGAAATCGTATTCAGAATAACTATCGTCAATATTGTTTATGGTAAATTTCAGAACACCAATAATCACACTGCCAATATCAAATGTATTGTCACTGGAAACTGCATCTTCAAAAGAGAAACTTCCACTCCAAAGATTTGTATTATCAAAGTTCAAAGTCGTTCCGTCCTGCAAAGTCATGTCCGCATAGCACAGATAACTTCTATTGTCATTATTCAATTCATCTGCAAACCCACTGGAAACATTTCTCATGTACAATTACCTCTCTATGATATCGAATGATACGGAGTCAAACCGTTTACCGCCCGCGAACCATTGCTTAAAAGGTGAACTTCTATCACCAACATAAAACGTCCTTGTCTCCATTGCATTGTCCATAGGGTCGTGATATGTAACGCTCACATACTCTGGATTAAAAGCCTGCAATATTGCCGCCGCATCCGCAGGGATAGGAGCGTTCCAGGCAAGTTTAAGTGTACGCTTTTGAGCTATTCTGTTTTTATGCATCATTGCATCCTGCGTCCTTCCCGAATCTGACGCAGAAATGTCTTGAAGACCCCACTCACATTTCGAGGGAGTCTTCACTGCGACACCATTCACAGCTAAAAAAGCCATAATCTTTGTCCTTTCTTTTATGTGCTAAACCTGTAATCCAGTTTATCCTGTCCACGTTGAACCGCTCTTGCCAGAACTTCATCGTTTTCGGTCTTGACCGTGACATAAAAAACAGGTTCTTTCCCGTTATCATTTCCCGAGAACAAACCTGCTACTTCCATCATGCCCTGTACAACAGCATTCTTAATACCTGTGGCAATTTGATTATTATTTGCGACAACATTCTTATTGCCCATGCGGCCAACCATTTCAGGGCCTTTTTCATTTGCTACAAACATCTCGCCCATTTGAGGAAAACCACCTTTAGCATACCAGTTCACATCAAAGTTAGGTGTCGCAAAGAAACTGTGCCCTACATTATGATACGAATAAGAACTAACACCGATATGCGGTGTCGGAATATACACACTCTTAAATCCGTCAGCAAAAGATTGAGCAGCATCACGCCCTACACCACGCATTCCATTTACGGCTGTTCTAACCTTGTTTGGGAGATTTCTAAATGCATTTTCTATGCTGTCCATACCGGATGATGTGGCACTTCTCATCTGACTCATGTTGTTTTTATGCGTGGAAAGGACACTTTGCATTCCTGAACTCATAGTTCTTTTAATACTGTCCATTTTAGAGCGGACGGAAGTATCCATTCCTGAAAGCGTAGAATCCAAGCTCTGTTTTGTGCCTTTCCAAGAAGAATCTGTATCAGTCTTTGTGCCGCTCCATGCATTTTTAACCTTATCTTTTATACTGTTAAAAACCGTTCCGGCAGTTGATTTCAGTCCGTCCCAAATCGTACCTAAGCCAGATTTTATACTATTCCACTTTTCTGTCGTATTGGTCTTGATATTGTCCCATTTCTGTGACACCGTAGCCTTTATATTTTCAAATTTAGTGGATGCCCAACTTTTTAGGTCATCCCATTTCCCACCCAAGTAAGTAGTAATCTTTCCCCATACTTCGGATGTCTTATCTTTCAAAGCCGTCCATTTTTCAGCCACCCAATCCTTCACCTTTGTTGCAGCTTCTTTGATTTCGTCCCAGTGAGTGACGATTAATGCAACACCAGCAATGATACCCATTATAAGCAATCCTTGCGGGCTGAATATTACGGAACCTATGCTTCCAAGAACCGGGCCTATCTTTGATACAACGCTTGACGCACCTGTTGCCAGTTTAGAAAAGATGCCACCCTCTCCGGCAATTTTGGCTACTCCCTCTGTAACTCCTGGGATTGTACCGGTCTTAATAAGCCCTCCCAGATTAGAAAGGTTTGTCGCGGCATCAGTGACCCACTTGGCTGCGCTGCTCGCAAAGTCAACCATTTTAAATATGGCTGGGATACCTTTTATTGCTGCAAGAATCACTAAAAACGCTGTTCCAGAACCGCTGTCAAGCAATCCAGAAACAACGCCTTTTACAGCTTCAAGAATGCCGCCGGCAACCGTTGTGAATATCCCCCACCAGTCAATACTTCCAAGGAAATCACCTATTGCCTGGCCAAAAGCAACCCAGTCTGTATTGTCAATTACTTGTCTGATTGTTCCAAGCAATGACATTACCAAATCGCTCAATGACTGTCCGAGTCCTGCCCAGTCCGTATTATGGATAAAAGTATTAATTCCGTTATATAGGTTCGAAGCAATCTCATCCCATTTCACCGTATTGACAAAGTTCTGGATAATTTGAGCAAGACCGTTTAACGCACTGGAAAGAACACTTCCTATGGTAGTAAAGTTCACCCTGGTGAAAATGCCATTAACTCCGTCGCCAAACTTCTTCCCCATTAAAGCATAATTCAGACCGCCGTCCTTGCCATTCCCATTCACAAAACCGTCCAAAATATTCCAGATAATCATGAACTTATTTCCCAGGAATCTTCCCAGATTTTCAAAGTTCACTTCTGTAAATATACCATTCACTCCAGTTGCGAATTTAGCGCCTAATTGCTTCCAGTCAATGCCTTCAATGAGTAAGTTCAGAGTGTTTACAATGGTGTTAATTCCTGCGCCTATTGTACGTCCCATTAAATCCCAGTCTATGTATTTCACAAGACTGTTGAATGTCCTGGTAAATGCATTTACAAACCAAGTGATTTTCGGGCCAACAGTATCCCAGTTTATAGCGTCATAGACCTTCTGCATCCCTTTATTAATGCCGTCGGCCATGATTTTTCCAAGAGCTTCCCAATCCTCTCTCAAGGCTGCATCACGCATTTTCTTTGCAAGGTCGGCAAGTGCGCCATCCACAGGAACGGTTTCGAACATATCCATTGGAGACACGCCACCGCCGCCTCCTCCGCCACCGCCGCCGGAGCCACCAGAACTACCGCCAGAGCCGCTGTTAGGGTCGTTCAAAATATTTAATTCATCAAACCCCATAACTGTCTTTTGGAGTTCCTTAGCGGCTTTATTCGCATCATCCAGCCCGTCAGATGCGCCTTTTCCTGTATCGGCTAGTGAAGCACCGTAGTCCTGCATCACCTTCACCGCCTTAACGGTAAACCCCTTGCCTGTCAGTGCTGCAAAGAATTTTCCAACAGCGTTAAGTGCCGTTGCCACCATATCCACAAACTTCTGCAAATATGGGCCAACCGCATTAACTATTGGAGCAAATGCCGCTGCCCATGCATTTTTCAAATAAGACAAAGATGACATTATCCCGGAAATACTTTGATTGTATGCATTACTATATTGTACAAGGTTGTCAGAACCTTCTTTCAGTGCATTTTTTATGCCAGAAATCATTCCAAAGATAGTAGAATACAGCACAGACATTCCAATCATCTGTGGAACCCCGAATCTACGTCCAGATTGTTTCTGTACACCCAGAAGAGAATCTTTTAATCTTCCTAATGCTGAAATAGGGCTTGCTAACGTTTTTGTCAAACTTCTTGCTCCAGCTGCAAATGACACAAGACCTTTCCCTGCTTTTTTCGCACCAGACCATATTCCAGTAAAGAATTTGTTTACACCGTTTAAAGTGCTTTTTAATCCAGCGAATACTTCCGCAGTACTCCTTGTTGAATTGGCAGCTTTATACTCTGCGCTTGCGGTATCTCTTAATTCTTTGTTATACATTCTCTGTGCATTTGTAACCTCTGCAAGTTCCCGGGCAACAGCATCATACTCTGGGTCAAACTGTGTATATCCGCTTGAAGCCAAACCTCTCAACTCAGATTTAAGTCTCTGAATTTGCGCTTCAAATGTGTTCGTTTTTCTTATTGTGTCATCACTAATAAACTTGCCAATATCAGGCTCCGCCAATGCAGAACCTATGCCTGTTCTATTTCTGGTAAATGCAGACTCTCTTACGCGCGGAATATTCGCCATGCTTGCCACGCTTGGTCTTGAAACCGCAGGAGTATCATTTCCTTTATTAATCGTAAAGTTGTTTAATTTAGCCTGTTCAGCATTTATCTCGGAAATACGGCTCTTGTACACATCAAGCATATTAGTAGCTTTCTGGATGTCATAAACAAGGTCATACCATGTCTTTCCAAGCTTATCAGTGCCTTCAACTGTAGTCTTTTTGTTCATTCTGTCTTGTGCCCTTCCGAGGGCTGACTCTGCGGCTTCAGCTTTCTGCTTTAATTCAGGTAATCCCATATCAGAAATATCAGTATTTTTACCAACATCTTTGAACTTCTCTTTCAGTTCGTCCACAGACTTTGCAGCATATTTCAAATCTGCACGATTCACTCTGGGCGACATATTGGTTCTGCCTAATTTTTTCGCAGATGCCATTACTTCATCTATCTGGGATTGAGCCTTTTCAAAAGTACTCAAATCAAAGTTTCCAATGCTATCAATGGAACTGGAAAGTGACACAACTTTTTCGATAGAATCAGCTATTTTATTCAGTCTTTTTTCCATGCCGGATAATGCACGGTTGGCTTTACTAGCTTCAGCTTCAACCGCTATTTCAAGTCTATCTATCTCATTTGCCACTTTCGCCACTTCCTTTCATATTCTGATTGAATGCATTCGCCCATTCCCCAAACTTAATAGCGGAAACATCAGGGACGCTCACAGCCTTTGCAGAATCATTTTCCAATGCATGGTCAGGATATTTAACTTTCTTATCAAGACACGCCCCGATTGCATTCATAACGTACATTCCATTAAGCCATGCGGAATAGTTTAGGCTGTCAAAGTCAGCCTGTTGCTTATCCTCAAATGCTTTTTGATACAAATTTATGACCTTTGGAGTCAACTCCCAAAAATCCTTATACGGAATGCCATACCGGATTGCACGGGGCAACCAATATTCATTTATTGCTTGCGTATAGCTTTTTACTCGGATTCTTGTTCCGGTTTGCTTATCGGAGTTACCTTCGCTGTCTTCTTCACCGGTTTCTTCTCTTCCTCCTGAATCCCCAGCATCTTTTGGAAAAAATCTGATTCACCAATTGCCTCACCAAATGCACTTACAATGTCAGTGATGTTTCCGCCGCCAAGAACGTGCTGCTCAAGCAACTCTTCTGCCTCTGCTCTGTCAAATCCGGTCACTGCGCATGTAAATCCCATTGCAATAAGAAGTAACTGCTTTTTCTGGAATGCATCTATAATTGAAAAACCCTGCTCTTCCATTTTCGTATAATGCCTGAACGTCAATTCCGGCACATCATAACTTTTACTATTGATTTTGACTTTCATTTGTCTCGTTCTCCTTGTCTGCTATATAAAAAATAATGGCGCACCCTATTTGTTTAAGATGCGCCTTTGCCGATCGTTGCCAGCCCAATAACCCCCGTACCTACCACGGCTCTTTCAGCCGGGGGTATTATTCCCCCGATGCTGAGGTTGGAGAGATAACGGTTGAGGGTGTAACAGTGATTGTCATTTCACGCGCGCCGTTAACCTCGCCCTCATTTACAAATACAGAATGCTGCCCTTTCCAAGAGAAGATTCCGTCTGCGCCAGCCGCTCCGAACTCCAATTGATAAAACTGTTCAGTTCCGGCACTTTCACTGATTGCAGTATATTTCTCCTTATCAAAATTTGCCGTAAACTGCATGGACTCAACCTGCTGAACGCCTGGAACGAACGTCTGCATAACGTCTTCCAAGTCAGTAGTTTCAATCTGTTCGGGTTCTCCGCCAAGTTGCGGGTATGTCTTGATTTTGCACAACTGCGTCAATGCAGATGCAGTTGTGCCTGCTTTCAAGATAGTATTAATTGTGCTTAATCCTGCGGACATAATTACCTTCCTTTCTACCGCCAACTATTGGCGGTCAGCGACTACCTCTTGCGATAGCCGGTCATAAAAATAGAGAGCCTATATAAAGCTCTCAGTTAAACTTTTCTATTTCATCTACCGAACTTACAATTCTTCTGAACCGTGCTACCATTCGATAGATATTTGTATCGGCGGCATTTGAAATCTTCATAGGACCGTAATTTCTTACATACCCCATAATCCTCATGCCGTCACATGCTTTGCTAATAATGTTCTTTGCCTCTGTAATGCTCTTATTGGAAAAGACCTGTATCTCCACCACGGATTGAACCGCATTCTCTGTGTTCTCCAAATCCATAGCATAATCGGGACTGTCGATTTGAACCACTCCCATATAAGGGAACTTAGCCGGAGTCTTGGAACTGTCGTCCCCTATTTCCGAACAAATGTCAGACACATGTTTCTTCAAATTTGAGAGCACGCGATTACTCACGTCAAGCAATTCGACCACACCCTTTCATACTTCTCAAATCTCCGGGATAAAATAAAACCTCTGGGTCTCTTATTCCTAGTTGATATCGTTTGTATGTACGCTTGTCATTTATCCCAAGTATTTCGCACCACTCCGCAACACATTTGTCTTCACCATGATAAATGATTCTAATATTACTTGTTTTATTTCTTGCCTGTTCTTTCATGGTTATAAACGTACAGTTTTCAGGACAATACCCCACATCAAGGCTTTTTCTTTCAATGCTTAAATCTGGGTTCCACCCGTTTTCTACAGCCCATTTTGCAAAAGCTCTAAAACTGCTTCTCCACTCCTTACAAACAGTAATTCCTCTTGCCCCATAAGTGTAAAATCTGTCTGAATTAGTTTTATAGCACCTGTCTCTCATATTTCTCCAAACGTTATAAAGCCTTTCATAGTCGCGCGGATTCAATCCGACACTGTTCTTCATGGATTCATAAAGACAACCGCATGATTTGATATCACCCGCAACAACGGAATCAATCCTTATATCCTTTTCTTTTCCACATTCACACCGGAATCTTCCGTAGCGCCGTTTTCCACGCATGGTATCAATTCCTAGATATGTAAGCATATTAAATTTATCGCCTGCTTTTATTTTCATAGAAATCCTCCAACACAAAAAGCGTAGCATTTCGCCACGCCGAATTAATATTGATTGGAGAGTGTTCGGAACATACCCGAACATGCCTCGCTCTCTATGAGCCAAAAACGGTTTTCGCTATATTCGCAATCAAACTTGAATCTCTCAATGCCTGCGCCGTTTCAAACATGAATGGCCTAGAGGGTATCCCCTGTGTCCAATGCCAAGTGCCGTCCTTATAGTAGTACCAACCTTCGGCACCATAATCATGTATGTCATATTTCCAGCCAGCAATTGAAGGGTCTGGGTGAGGGTTCTCCTTGCCTTTTAAGCCGGTACCAAACTCATTGAATAATGCCCAACCGCAATTTGTGTAAATTAGATAAGTAGCTCCGTTTGTTACAACATCACCCTGTTCCAGATTCATACTATTAAGAAGGTCCCCTGTAAATACAGCATCAAAATCCAGTATCTTCAATTGAGCGATTGCGACACCCTCTTCTGCCATACGATAAGCGAACTCTTCGCATTTATCCGTCAGCTCCATGCGGTATGTGTGAATCTGTCTTGCGATATCACGGAATCCTTTAGCAGATAATCCGGTTGAATACTTACCCATTCTTCTTCCTCGCTTTCAGCGCGATAACCAACACGTTCAATCCGTCAGCTGGATGTGCAGCAATTTCATAGTCAGCTGAATCCGGGTCTGCGGAACCGTCTGGCAAAAGAACCGGTACTGTTTCATACCATACCAGGGATGTCTCTTTAATCGGCAAGCTCAATTCTGTTGTAGATATGGTTCGTGTAAAATCAATATCAGTTCCAAACACTTCCCTTTGAGCTGTGCCTTTGCCTGCTGACAGGCTGGCATAAAACTCTACAGGCGGACTATAGCCGACTGTGAAATCTCCGGTTTCGTCACCGTTTTCGTCAACTATTGGAACTTTATCACGGTACGTTGCGTACCATAGTTTCCGCTGATTGATTTTTAAGTTTCTCATTTTTATACGCTTCCCTCCACCAATTAAACTGCGTATCCCTGCGACTCTCGTCACGCACAATCTACTTCTCACTTAACCCAGTGAGCGGAAGATACCGGATCACCTAAGCCTTTCTTTTTAGAATCCCGCCCATGCAAAAACCCCTTTCAGGCAATCGTCTCTACTTTTCCATGTTCTTGATTCGCCATTTTCGCTGTGGCCTGTTTGTCCCTCTACACCACTTTGATTGTAATCATAGAGAGCCAAATCATGGATGTTAGAATAAAGCAATCCAAGGTCTTTCTGGATTTTTTCTTCCGTAAAGTGAGACGGATAGCTTCTTCGGTTTTTCACTTCTGACACTGCGTTTTTAACTTTCAGTGCCAAGACCTGCACATCATCAATAGCCGTGATTCCTAATTCAGTTTTTAAATCCTCAACCACCGTATTCTGAACATCCATAATCAAATCTCCTATTTTGTTGCCTTTCCCTTGCTGGAACGGGTGTTTTTTGGAGCGTCTTCAACTTCTTCGGAATCAGCAATATCAGCGGGGACATCTGCCCCCGCTGGATAAAGAACCCCGTTATGCTTCACCGTGTATCCATACTGCATATTAATCCTCCTTACGCTACCTTCATGATAAGCACGCTATCCATGTTCTCATATGACGGCAGGACGATTTCAGAAACAACACAATGGGTGTTAACTGGATGCTCTGTGGTGTAAGTGTAAATAGAAACACCTGTGTTCACAACCGACAGCGTTCCATTCGCAAGGCTACCGCTTCTCTCTTCCGGTGTAGTCCCATACCAAACATCACCGAGAATATTGACATTTCCTGCAAGGGCAGAAATCACTCCATCAGGAATAAACGTATGGCTCTGACCGTCACTTCCGATGTACAGCTTGTTATATACACGGATAGTGATTCCATAATTGTCAAGCAGGAATGACTTCACATCCTTATCCTTAATGGAAATGCCGCCGGTATAAGCTGTAATGCCAAGAACCTGCTTCTTTGTGTCTTCTGCGTTTACAAACTGTTTCCACGTTTTCTGATTCATGACGAACTCGGCAAGTTCTTCACCGTGGTTCTCACGATGCTGTGTCTGCGCATCCACTAAGTCCTGAATCGGTGTGGCGGTCGCAGGTGCACTCCAAAGGCTCTGTCCAGATAAGGCAATGTAATTCTTTGCTTTGTACTCTGCTGCGGAATCATCCGTATAGTCAATGACATAAGCTCCGCCGCCGTCAACAGATATATCAATCTTCGGTACGCCGTCAGCCGGTGCCATTAACTGCCAAATCATGCGCTCGGGAACAACGTCTGCTCCAAGAACCAAATCCATAGGATTTTTCATAATCTCACGCAGAACCTGATTTGCCAGTCCTGAATTGTCGGAATCAAGATAAGTCATATAATCCTGCTCATCTTCCTCTGAAACCATGTAGGATTCACGGAAGAACGGCATTTTGTTCTGAATCTCCTTGAATCCGATCGGGTCTCTAAGCGGTGCTTTCGCATCGAAATTAGATCCTTTCAATGCAATCGGCAGACCTTTTCTGCCTTTAATAAATTTCAAATTAAGTCCTTGTTTCTTCTGTGTTCCAAAGTAAGAACGTCCAAGATAAGGTGCAATACCAAGTGACTGCTGATAGCTGTTCCAAGCCACTCCCAATGCCCTTGCTGTAAAAGCCTCTCCTAATGGTAATACTGGCATGTTCTATTCCTCCCTTTCATTAATCAAAAAAAGTAACTCTTGGTGTCGCAGCTTTTGCTTCTGCTGAAATAGTTACTCCGCTTGCCGTCAGTTTCGTGTTGTCAATAGACCCCTCATAAATATAGGTTCCCGGCGCATCCCCCTGCGTAACATTTACATCCGCAAGCAAATACCCTTTGCATGTTGCATCGTCAGCCGGAAACGGCGTTCCTGCCTTTACGATTTTCATGCCGTTAGCGTCTGCTGCAACTCCCGTGGCAGGAACAACACATGCTGCACCTTTATAGTCAAAAAACTTTAAAATTGTCTTTCCTTGTGTAAACTCATTTACAATCGGTTTTCCCATTACATATACCTCCTATTTGTAATAATCCTTCGCTGATTGAGCATCCTTATCAACAGTTCCAAATGTGATTGATTTAGCATTCTTCACGTCGTCAGGCTCTTCCTCTTTACCGCCTGCTCCGCCGCTGCCTCCGCCGGGTGTTTTTGTAGTGTCCATTAATTCTTCTTTGGTTTTCTGGATTGCAGATTCTTTTTGCTTGGAAATAAGTCCTGCAAAATTAGTTGCCATGGTCTTTGTTGTTTCAGCATCCTCTGACACGATTCCAGAAAGTAAATCCTTATAATCTTCCTCTGTCAATCCGGCAGCAACAAGAATCTTCTCTGCTTCTAATTGGTTTGATTTCTTGGAAAAATCAGCTTTTGCCGTTTCAGCATCAGCCAAAGCCTTCTTAACCTTTTCCGCATCAGTCAGGTTCTCTTCCTCCAGTTTGTCAAACTCTCCTGCCTTGCGGAGCAGTTCATCATAATCTGCCTTTTTAGGCACCTTGTTCTTCCATGACTCAACATCTGTGCCATTGATATTTAAAATCGCTGTAATCTGCTCTTCTGTGGCTTCTGGAAACTGTTTAAGTACATCCTCACGTTTCATTTAAATTCTCCTTCTTTCAGAACCTACGCTTTTTCAACACGGTATGCTCCGCTTAGTTCCTGCCGTCTCACGCTCGGGCCTGCAAAATATAAAAAGACAGTTAACCTCCGAACACTACTCCGCTCGATGTCTTCCTGTCTTTTAAATAACTCGGTTTTCTTGGCTTCCCTGACTTTTCCGGTTCAGGGTCGTCCCTGCTCTTCTGTGTCTTTTTCGGAATAGTAGATCTATCCATTATCATCACCACCATTCAAAGCAGATGCACTTAGTGCTGCATTTTGAGCCGCCCGTGCCTTTTCTTCCTGCGCCTGCATTTCTTCCGCAGTCTTGTACAAAGCATCCAGATAGGGACCTGATTCCAGATAAACTTTTTCCGGATCGCCCCATAAGTCGCATGTACGAATCGCAATTTTCGGATGAATACCTTTTTCCAACATATAAATCAATGCCTGTGCCTTAACAAGCATATTGTCTGTCTTATTTCTTGTAATTTTCACATCAATATCGGCAATCGTGATTTTATCTGAAATCTGCTGCTTAGTCTTCAAGATGTTAAGTGCTATTCTCAAAAACTCTTTTTCAGACTTTATCGTGACTGGTTCATCAATTTTTGCCCTCTGCTCCGCAAAATCCCAACCGTTACGCAAGTAAACTGCCTGTCCAGTATCCCCTCCAGTATTTTGTTCCCTGGATGGCATTCCCTCAATGATAAGCATGTTTTTATAAATATCATCCTTTGATACTTGTGTTTGCTGCTGATCTAATTGAGAAGAAACCATTCCGACATCAGCCGGCATTGATGCATTCACAGTTTTTACTTTCAATGCGCCTATTTTACACATTTTCAGAAAGGTTTCTTCATCAATTTCACAATTCACGAACTTAATGAACGACTGAACAAATTGCTCAATACCGTCAACTCTGTTTGACTGAACCTTATTCATAGCATCCAACATTGTACTGACAATTTCTACATCGGAAAGCCGTCTCACATTGTTTGGGTATTCCACAATAAGGATTTTCCCGTGTCCATTTGCAGACTCCTTTACTTCGTTGTCGTAGACCTCAAACACACTCCGTGTAGTTGTGCATAGCCAATATTCCTGATTGTTTTCATCAAAGCATCTTGAACACGACATCATAGCTGGGTGTCCGTGAGAAGAGGAATACACAATAAAGTTGTAACGAGGGTCAGGAGTATCAATCCCCATTGCCGGCTCTCCGTCTTCAATGGAATCCATACTTTTGCTCCATGTTTCTCTATATGCTGTGCCGCCTGTACTCTGCCAATCCCCGATTTGAGTATCATAATAAGGTTTGTCAATAACAGCCATGTATTTGTTTATTTTATCAATATCATTGGAAATTTCTTCATTATCTCCGGCACTAACATACTGAATAGGCTCTCCGTATGATTGAGCGGTCGCAAATCGGACAATTTCTAATGCATGGTTTTCAACGATGTCATTTTTTATTTCCGGTCTAACATCCTTTTTCCGGTACAGGATAGGTTGATCCCCAGCGACATAATGATACAGATAATCAATTTCTCTACGATTTTGATTATGTATAGGCAATGCCTTTGAGAGTTCATCTCTCACATTTTCCTTTTTGATTTCTTTCGCATTGCTGTATATGACTTTCCGCCCATATTTTCCGTGACAGACTTGGAAAAATTGTTTTCTGTTTTCGTGAAATAAAATGCCGTCCACTGGTTCACCACCTTTCGTACACTATAAAAAGAACCCCACGCATAGAAGTTGCGCAAGGTTCTCTTGTATTATTTTCTACGATACCACTATAACACCGAACCACGTCCTGTGAGTGCTCATGTTCGCTTGTTTTGGTCCAGCAGATAAAAGAAGTATCTCCGGGTGTCATAGAACGCCGCCCGGCTGCATGGCATATCTTCCACACACAACAGATACCGTAAAGGGAGTTCATAACAGACGGATTGGATTATGTATTTTGCAAGATCTTCATTTGCCTGTCTTGCCGTATTTTCAATCAAATCACACTTTTTGCCCAATTCCAAGCGTTTTATAGCGAGATTTCCCGTGGAGTCCGATGTATTACCACTAAATGCGCCTATTCCGTCAATTACGGGACTTTTTACAGCATCCGTCATATGGTTCAGTTGTTTTTTCCATTCCGGGTACTGTTCACAAAAACCACTCAATTCTTTGAAACGCTTACCGCTGATTCCGTACTTATCAAGTTTTAGCTTTCTCTTATCCATGTTATTCCCCTCCTAATACGGCCTTTCCATAGCTTCACACTGCGCATACATCTCACCTTCAAGGGCCATTGCCAATTGTGTCAATCCGTCCGGCGAGTCATCATGCTCATTATCGCCAATCTGAACAAACATGCCCAGCTCCTCCATTCCGTCACTGTATTCATCATCCTGCAAATCTGTCTCCAAAAATATGAAATGCTGTTGTATATATCCTGAATATGCTATAATTTTGGACATTTTCTCCATATTACCCGGAGCCTTTTTGTCAGTGCAGCTGCACTTATACCCCATTTCCTGCAACTTTTCATCAACATACTTTCGGTACATATCACCGCCATTATTTGCCTCAAATTGAATTTGCCGTATTTTCTCCCCCATAATCTTTCCAATAACAAGCGGCAGAGTAACTTCCTTTTTCCCTTTATTGAATATCCACGAAGGGATATAAACATCACCATTGCTATATTCGTAGCCGATAGGCATTGATAAACTATCTCCTCCGCCCCAAGCCACGTCACATGCGGACACGACCCGGTGATCCCCCTCTGGGAGAACCCCGTTGTAATATCGCAACTCATCCAACGGAAACAATAATCCCTCACGGACAAATGGATTCTGCATAAATTTGGCTTCCCATTCATTCTTATCAAGTTTTTTTTTCATATCCTGATAATATTTTGTTGAAAAGCCTTTTACCGGATAGTCAAAATTGGATTCTCCATGTTCATTTAGTGCTGGAATTTTTCTAAACCTATAACGGGGATCACTCTTAAATTCTTTTTCAATTCTCCCCAAAGGATCTATCACATTCCACCTAGTCCCCACCATTAGTTCCTTGGAACCGTCATTCTTACGGTCAACCAGAATATTCAAATAATCCTGATACCGCCCTTCCAATCTCCTTGGACTCAATGATTCTTTGCGATCACGCACCAAGTCATCTACATACAAATATCCGTCACTACTGATATCTACAGCACCCGTCCATGTTCCGTCAATTCCACGGCAAGTAACCGTTGCAAAGCTCTCTACGCTATCGTAAAACAGCTCATTCTTTTCTGAAGACTTGTTTACCAGTTTTGCATCCGGGAATATTTCATTGAACGTGTATTCTTCATTTTGAGTTAATTTAATAATGTCGTTGTAAAACCTATCCGCCAAGATTCCACTGTGTCCGCTCATAGCGTTATGGCTGTCCGGACGTTTCCCGACTACCCAAGCAAAAAAGAATATACAAATAGTAGACTTTCCGACTCGTGGCGGCATTGACAATCCATAAAACTCAATTATTCCGTCCTCTAAGTCCTGTAAATCATCAACAACAACTTTCAGTGTCTTTGCTCTTGGCTCATAAAACTTTTTTTTGAATGGCCTATTCTTCTCCATGTACAAAAGGAAACTCTCAAACAGAAACGGAGCCTCCCACAAAAGCACGTTCCAGTAAAGTTCATTAAGATTTTCAGCCAGGGGAAGATAAGAAACCATTTCCTTTGCGTACTTTGTGATTTTCAGACAATAAGGAAGTTCCGAATTATCCTCTTCATACACGGCTCTCGCCATGCCAAAAAGGTCATTCATCGTTTCATAACTGACTGGCAGTTTTTTTATAGCATTAATAATTCTTCGGTTTCTTCCTGAAATCACTGTTTTTTCATCCTCTCAAAAATCATCCTGCACATACAAGCATTTTTACAAGTGATTACTTGCAGATACTTTGGAAATTTATCTCTACATGACGTGACTTCCACGGACTCAACATCTGCTGAAAAATTACCACAGTATGCGCAATACGGCTCCAGATTTAGTGTGAATCCATTATCTTCATTCATAACATCCCCTCCTAAAATAAAAATGAGCCGGCAAATGCTATTTCTAACATTCATCGGCTCTGGTTCTTGACCCTGGCACTTTTTATTTTATAATTTTCTTCCACACATAGGACAATACTGCGGGTTTATGTTGTCATATACTGAATCATCTTCATAACGATATTTATTAAATCCATAGAAAACAAATTTCCCTTTTAACTTTGCCAGTATTAATTTCTCTCTTCCCGGAAAATCTTCTATTTATGCTGTTAATGGCTGACAGGAACATTCATCTTCGTCTTTTATAATTCTTATTTTTTCACAGTAACTGCACATATTTTTCCACTCCTTATCACCGGATAATAGGCTTTCTTGCAATGCTTACACCATATCGGCGTATTCTCTATGTTTGACTTATGTTCAATCCTCTGCGCCGTTTTATGACCGCAGGGGCAATAATACCAACCGTTCTTAATCATGTCCTCACTCACTCGCTTTAAAATTGTATACAGGCTTAATGATGTCTAATATATCTATTGTGTCAACGGTACTGTTAATAATATCAGCCATTGGCTTATATGCCATAGGACTTTCATCAATAGTTGACTGGCAAACAGAAGTTGTGTGAATACCTTCCATTGACTTTTGGAATTCTTCCAGAGAAATGTTTTCTCTTGCCTTTGTCCTGCTCATAATTCTGCCGGCACCATGCGGAGCTGATTGGTTCCAATCGTCATTTGACTTGCCTACTCCAATAATGCAACCGTCACGCATGTTTATAGGAATAAGCAGTTCTTCACCTTCTCTGGCCGCAATAGCACCCTTGCGGACGATATTGGATTCATGGTCGATATAGTTATGAATGGTTTGAAATGACGAGCCTTGCAAATATCCCCACCCCATGTTTTCATAAATAACTCCAGCAATCTCTGTCCGGTTAGTCATTGCGAAAAGCTGACATATTTGCATATCGTGCAAATACATTTTTCTATGTTCGCCAGTCAAATAACACAATTCCTTTGGTACATTCGGATTCTCTGAATGGATTTTCCTTCTCAAGTCTGAAAGACCTTTTTCTATCTCATTCTGTCTTCCAGTGGACTTGTAAAGTTCAATCAGTTTTTTACTCTCAATGTTTAGTTTTCCTGCACCTTGCATATCATCAATAGCCATTTGCTGATATATATCTGCGACTTGTTTGCCCAGATTGCGACTGCCAGTATGGATAACCAAGTATTTCTCGCCTTTCGAGCCTTCATCAATTTCAATAAAATGATTACCGCCTCCAAGCGAACCGATACTGCGCTTTATCCGGTCAACATTCCTTAACTTCTCTTTGCAGTACAATTCATCAATCAACGGAAATGGTATTTCTTTATCATTGACGGCTCTTCCGGCCGGTATGTGATTTCTGATAACAGAATCAAGTTTATCATAGTCAATGTCTATATCTCCGAGTTCGCAAGCAAGCATCCCGCATCCAACATCAACTCCAACGATGTTAGGAATTACTTTGTCGCCTAAATCAGCGGTAAATCCTATTACACAGCCCTTTCCAGCATGAACATCAGGCATAATGCGGATTTTACTATCAGAAAACGCAGGATTGTCAGCCAGCTCATGTATCTGTCTTAATGCTTCTGGTTCTACGTTTTTTGCAAATATTTTTAAATCACTCATTTTCATCACCTCTCATAAACAAAGATACTGGCGGCTGCCCGCTGATTACAGAAAGATAGACGCAAGGCCGCTTTCCAGATTCAATTACTTTGAGCAGTTGCGTGACATCTTCATCGGAAAACTCCCAACATGACGTGCTTTCCATTGATGCAAACTCATAATTGTATTTCCGAAAAGTCGGCAAGTCCATACAACCATCTCGCCTGCATATGCAATTTTGTTCTGGAAAATTTACTGGAATCATGCTTATACCTCACTTTCTGCAATAAAAAACCAACCACCGAATATTGGTGATTGGTTTTTCAAGTACATATTTACTTTATTTTTTTGTTCAGCAAATCAAGAATGTCATCCGCAATATTTTTCACATTGTAAGTATAGTCCGTATTGCTGCTTATAGTTTCTGCATCAGAAGAAATGTTTTTCAACTCATCACGTATTTGCTTAAGCAATACTATAATTTCATCCGCCTGATCTTCATTCATAATCATTATCCTCCTTGCCAAATTTGATAGGAAGATTATACCATTCCAACCACCAATATTCAATTGCCAAGGTTCAATTTTTCTATACTGCCCGTAAAAGGGCGTTGCATTTATATACTGCCCGTTCAGGGCTTTGTTTTTGAGATACAGAGCCGCCATGAGGTAACGGCCCTGCACTGTTGCGATTCTTAAACATTCAGGATATACTGGAAACAAACCACCATACGATAGTGAAATCATTGTTTTTAGTTACCCGGCGGACAACCGCAACAAAAACGCCGGAGCTGGATAAGTAGGAGTCGAACCTACAACCTTTCGGTTAACAGCCGAATGCTCTGCCAATTGAGCTATTATCCATTAGCGGGTTCCCCCGCTGTCGGATGTATTTATCGTGTCTCCGTATCGCACTATGAGGTTTTGCCAGCTTTCGCCGTAAGAATTACGCCATTACCTCCAACTCTCCGCGTGCATATAGCATCTCGGCTATCCCGTGGCATATGCAAGACCGGGCATCCATTTAGTCGCTTGGGCAAGCGGACGGTTTCAAGCGTGTCCTGCCGACAACTAGATTTTGCTCTGGCATTCGCCTGCATGTAGTATCTCCCACCTGCTTTGAAGCAATTGAGCGGACAGAGATTTGCACTCTGCATGGGGCCTTGGCTAGCACCCGTGTAACCGCTTAAGGTCCCTCTAAGGTGATTCCCCTGTTATACCAAGGCTTTAACTGCGTTTACCTATTCCGCCACCGCTCAAATTTATCCACACCCTCGCAGAAGGTGAACCGGTATGTCATTTAGTGATGTGGATAAAACTTGCTACTCACAGCTGATTTTCGCAAGCCTTTTCTTTCCCGGCTTATTTATCGACAACTCCGGCAATTCCACGCTGAATCTGCGAACAGATGCATTGCAGAATTATGGAGACCTATGTTTTTATTTGCAAAGAGCCTGAACAATCAGGTTCGTCACCATAAAGATTATTCCAGCCACAGCGGATGCCAGTAGACACTTTATAATCGTCCAGCCGACAATAGTTCCCGTAAGCGTTCCGGCGTCAAATGCAGCACATGCGGCTAAAATTGGTTTGATAAACATTATCCACCCACCAAAATAGATTGCTGCACCGATTCCAACAATCAAAATCAGAATCGCTATAATCACTTTAATCATTGCTTTCTTCTGGTCTTTATTCATGTCCAACAACCTCCCTTGTCTCTTTTACTCTTTTAAAATATAATTTATCAAGCTCAATCACGTATGAACGTTCTATCTTTGTGACCTCAATAAAACATAAATCATCTATGCACTTTTCAGTTTTTTCAAAATCTGTGTCATTCACAAAAAACATATTTTCGTTTTCCAGCTGAGTAAAAACAGGGGCGTGCAGTCCAAGTCCATAGAACTTATACTCTTTTCCGTTCTTGTATATATACGTACCTCCAAACCATGAATCAGGAATCATATCTCCGTCAAAACCAAGCCAAACAATATCGCCATTATCATATGCCTTAATCATGCGAGATAAAGAACGTACATTCTCCGTGATTTTATCAATACTTTCTTTCATGTCTTTAATCTCATCGCCCATGATAATTCCTCCTTTTCAGTGGCAGACCGTGAAGCCTGCGCCAATTGTTTTGCTTAATCCCGTCAGGGTCATAGCCAAACCCTATGATTAAGACTAAATCCGATACCGTCAATCCCTGTGTGGGCACAATATTTTTTGTTATGTCAATCACAAACTCACAACCCATAGAGTCAAGATGCAACATATCGGCCTTAATTTCATCAATAGTGATTTCCAATGTCGGTATATCTTCCAGCGATTCATAATGTTCACCGTTTATGTAAAATCCAGCGTTGCTTAAACCTATATCACTATCTACTGGCATATCACGCCTCACTTCCTGCGGTCATAATCTTCTTTCAAAATCTCATACAGCTTTTCATCGTAATACTTACCGTCAAAAAGTCTTGTGTTCTGCCTATATGTTCCAACAATCCTACCGCCGTACTTTTCACACATCTTGTCATAGGACTTCTCAATCGGATTTCCAACCACAACATAAAAGTTCAGTTTCCGCAGATTGAATTTATCGAAAATATTTTCAAGTGCCTGACCTAAATCCATTGCAAAGGTGACTGAAGGTTTTTCCTCGAAATTGATGGCGCTCAATCCGTATGCCATATCACCAGCGCCCCTATCAATCTCATAAGCAATATACCCAATGACTTCTCCGTTTCTCACAGAAACGAATTGATGATTAACCCATGTACTTTCCGCCGGTTGCCATTCTCCAAAATAATTTAACCCGGCCCAGAACTTATACCGTTCATCAAACCAGACTGAATGAAATTTCTCCTTGAGTTGTTCGGCATATTTAATCGCTACTTGCAACATTACTGATCACGCTCCTTGCTTTCATGTCCAGGAGCCAGTCCCTTAATGGCTGCTTTGCATGCATGTCGTAGACACATGTATCCGGAATAATACATTGCTGCCGAAATCACAAGACATTGAAACTTTCCAGTCATAAATGTCAACCGCAGGTAATCACAGCCATACTGAACCAGAAATGAAGATACGAGCAACAGCACTATGCATTCCAGCAACCGGATTATTTGTTTGAATTTCATATGGACTCCTTTCTGGCAAAGGCCTTTTTGTTTTAAATTTGCTTGGGGGACTCAGTTGGTGGGGCCGGGGGTGTTTCCACCAGACCCCCTCCGGAGTGCTCCTACTGCCTGTAAAACGCAGCTTGTATTAATAAACTTATTTTATCGAACGTTCGTTCAGAACATATGTATCTATACGACAAATTACCGTTTCTTCTATAGAACTTTTAAAATACTATATCTTGTGAATATAATTATCAAAACACAACATATTGTTATGCATCTTCTCTGTATGGAATCCATCTATACGATAAACCCAAGTATTCAGACAACTAACATCATTGCGTCAAAACTCCGGTTCTGGTGGCTGCTGTTTTTCGCCCTGATCGGGCCGCTGCTCCAGATACTTCCGCTCCATGCCTGGAATGTCCGGGTTTTTTTGTCTTTGGTTCTGCCCTCTCGGCTGCCCCATGTTCCAGCCGTAATAACGATTGAGCACGCCCAAAACTCCAACCGGATTGATTTTCCCGGACACTAACTTGTCGCTTAAAGAGGCCTCTCTTTCGGTAGCCAGTTTTTTGACTATGCCAGACGTGCCGCGCTGAGTTTCAGGCCCGTTATTCCATGCATATATAGTCTCTGTAGTAATGCCAGTCATCTTACTAAAGCCTAATACAGATATCTCTTTTTCATACTCTGAACATAGTCTTATATACATATCACATACGGTATCTATTAACCCTTGATTAGAGTAGTCAATATTGCTATTTTCGTTGTATCTCTTAACATCACTTTTAAGAGGCTTAAAGACATGGTCATAAATATAAAACAATACGCTATTCCAACGGTTTTGAGTCATTGAGTGTAGATCAGAATCTTTTAGTTTATGCTCTTCTGCATACTCTTGTACGTATAAATCTATATCGTTCTTATACACTTCTACTTTCTGCTCCGTTGTTATAATTTCCTGTCCTTGTACTTTCTCCATGTCTTCTTACACCTCCAATCCTGTTACAGTCGTCTAAAATAAAAATAAGCGCCCAACACTTTTATGTGCTGAACGCTTTTCGTTTCGTCTCAAGCCGGTTAAGGGAGCCTTGCTCCAGCGGCTTTGCCTTATACTTTCCAATCCTCCAAACGGTCCCAGCTCTGCGGCTCTCTCGTCCACCGGGGAAGATTACAAGGCCTTTATGTACAAATCCTTTTCCGTCACATAACCACAAGATATAGATTTCGTGGTCGTTTATCTACAATCTACGTTAGCACAAAATATAGTGTCCTGTCAATATCAACTTTAAAAATATTTCCAGACGGTTAAAAGCTCCGGAGTTTTCCCGGCTGCCGGAAGCTCCTGAAGACGCTCCAAGCGATAGCGGTAAGATGCGGGGTCTTAAAAATCGTGCATTGACCCCGGAAATGCACAAGAGAGATATGTTTTTTATATCTCGACTTACTCTTTATCTATATCTAAATCTAAACCTAAAACTAAATCTATGGCAACAAAATGTTATCAAAATGTTGCCAAAATGTTATACAAAGGTGTTTTGTATAACGAAATGTTAACGAAACGATACACAACATGTAGTACAAAATGTTATCTGATTGTATAACAAAATGGAAACAAAATGTACAACATATTGATATACAAATGTAAAACATAATGTTTCCAAAGTGTATTACAAAATGTTTCCAATCTGTGTAACAAAACGACTGCATTATATATAGAAGAAACTACTCTCTTTTATCGTCTGGAAATCGCCGTAAGGCGCACAGCTTCGCTGGTTGTGTGTCGGCTGCTATTTGCTTTTATCGTCTGTAGATGCTTTTTTACTCTCTGGTATATACTCCATAATCTGCCCCGGCTGACAGCCCAGCAACTCACAGATTTTTTGTATAGTCCTTGTGTCTATATGTCCAGAACCGTCTTTTAACTTTGCCACAATCCCAGGGCTTATCTTTGCATCACGGAGATACTGCCACCGCTTGCCCTTGCTTTCAAGTACCTTCTCTAATTTTTTAAAACTTATTTTCACATCTTCGGTCATGTCTTTTTCCCGTCCTTTCTTTTTTTATATCATATCATTTTTACCGTACTATATCAAGTAATGGATTTTCGTACTATATTTAGTACATTTTGCACAAATAAATCGTACTATGTTTAGTAATATTGTCCATTGAATTTTCGTACTATCTATAGTAATATATAACCATAGCAACAAGGAAATCGAAAAATTCAAAAATGGAGGAAAAAAATCATGATGACATTAAAAAATCTAAAAGCAGCAGTTAAAGACGGGACAATTGAGCTTTCTCACTACTCACTTACACGCGAGCATAACGGCTATGTTAGCACAAAGGTTATGGAGACTGAGCCAGAAGAATACGCTGGGGAATACGGAATCGGGTTTGTAACCTATGAGAACAACCGGAAAAGTACCCGTTACTGCTGGAAAAATTATTATATTTTTAAAAATTCCAATGAACTGAAAACCTTGGAAAAGTTGCAAAAACTTGACAAGCGGCTTGTAACCGCTGCAAAGCTGGCAGAGCTGGAAGGGATGCCGGAGGTCGAAAAAATCGAGTGTCTCGGGGCAAGTAGCCAAGTTCCCGGCGCAAACTGGTATGATGTACAGTTGGCCGACGGTTCCAGCATTGATATTTACACAAGATAAACAACCACCGCCCCACTCGGGGCGCTGTAATGCAGCCACAGCCGGTTCCAAGCCCGGAAAAATGCAGAGGACAGAAAAAAATGAATGGAGGAAATATCATGAAATATTTCAAAAATGTGAAGAGTTTTGAAAATCTGAAAGCACAGTATAAAACACTACTAAAAAAGAACCACCCGGACAACGGTGGAGACGTGGAGGAAATGAAAAACATTAACGTCGAATTTGATGCACTCTTTCCAATATGGAAAGACCGTAAAGAAGTTGAAACAGGCGAAAAAGTAAAAGAGACGTCAGCCGAAATGCGCCGCCACTTTTACACAGAATTCGGCTGGGAAGGTAGCCGCTATGATTCTAACATGAGCACGACTGAAATTGCAAAAGCGATTAGGTTGTACTGCAAGGAAAAATATCCAACTTGGAAATTTTCTGTTACAACAGAGTATTTTTCTGGTGGTTCCTCAATTAATTTTTCTGTGATGGAAGCTCCTGTTGACATCTACAACCGCAGCTACTTTTCGCTCCCATTTTATCCAGAACGCCATTTTGGACGGATTGAAGGGTATCGTAATGACGGTTGGACGATGTTTGATAAGATGACAGAGGAAAATGACTACTATATGCAAATTCACAGCATATCAAAAAGTCGTTCCGATTATAGATTTTTAAATGATATCGGATACGAAACTTTGCTTGATGTTTATCTGTTTATGCAATCTTACAATTATGATGATTCAGATAGCCAAATTGATTATTTTTCCACTAATTTTTATAGTAGTTTTAACATTGGAAAATGGAATAAAGGCTTTAAAATTGTTCCGAAAACGGCCCGAATTAAAAACAAAGAAACTGCGCTAACAAAGAAATCTAAAAAGACAGAGACACAGCAAAAGCAGGAAGAGCCAAAACAGCTTAAAGGCGAATACACATATAAAATTACACGCGGAGAGGACACCCGGGACGGTTCCGAGCTCTGGATTGTCCGCATCGCGGAAAGTCTCGACCGTGCCGCATATCTGGCAGAATTGGCAGCAATGAAAGAGCGTGGCGGATATTATAGCCGTTTCCGAAACGGCTTTATATTCCGTGTGGATCCGGCGGAACTTTTAAAAACAGCATAGCAGGCAGACAAGAGCGAAACTGGGGAGCATTTCCCCGGCTGCCTTTTACATCCTAGCCCCCAGGGAGAAGGGGAGAAAGTTAAAAAATGAAAAACAAAGTATTGTTCCAGATATTGAAAGCTGCAAATTGGGTGGCCGCCCGATGTGTTTTGGCAATCGATAGCGGCTTGAGCTTGCAAGCTCGCCGCAGAAAAGAATTAGTAATAAAAGCCTTTAGGAAGGCTTCGCTGTCAATTGAATATAGCGGGGCTCCAGAGGCGTTAATTTGGGACGAACTCGCCGGATTAACGAATGAAGAACTCGAAAAAATTGTGCGGAATAAATGAGCCGAAACTCTCCATATATCCGGAGAGTCCGCCGAGGAATAGCCGCCCGGCGCTGATGAGGCAGGCTAAAAAGAAATAAAATAATGGCGAAATCCTGCCACACGTGTTATGATATGGGCAGGATAAAGCGACGAAAAAAGAGGAGGAAAAAAGATGTTAGACGAAACAATGAAGGCTATGCAGGCTCTCGAGAGCCACGGGTATAATTTTGACAATCTAAAGAGTGTTTCCGGTATCCATGTTAATGATTCTGGAAATCTCGAGTACAACTTCATGGCTGGAGACATAACCGGATACACTATGGAGCTGGACCCGGAAACCGGAGAGAGCCGGCACCGGGGAAATGGTCCGGGCTGTTTTTGGACGGACTGGGGATAATTTTCAAGCTGGCGGCGATATGCTGCCGGCTCTTTTTAGTGCATAAATTTATGTTTTAATTCAACACCTGGATGTTTTAGGGGGATTTCGTGCCCTGCATGCAGGCCTATATTGTACGCTTGTATTTTCCCCTTGCGATATCCGCCAGGCCGTGCTATGCTTTTTGTAGCCGGACATTTAACAAGGCTGTAATTTGCGATTTAAGTCATTTTAAGTGTTTGGGTTAACTACTTAGCACTTGGGCATACAAGCCATTAAACAGAGCCACACGCAAGCGCACAGCACGTGTAAATTGAGTGGATATATCCTGATTTGCCAGAAAAAGGACGTCAGAATGAATAATTGTTTCTGCGTCCAGATTCTAGCCCTCTAAAATTTAGGTACCGAAAATTTTTTTTGGCGAAAGTTTCAGGGAAGTTCTGAAAAAAGGCCCTAAAAACGCGCGACTTTTCAGGATTTTTTTGAAAAACTTTTTATTTTTTCTTCATATTTTCCCATTGCTCTGGATATTCTTTGGAGAACCATTCAAGGAAATTTCCAAAAAGAGCCTCTTCTGCTGATTCCCTTGCTTTGATAGCGTCTGATTTGTCTTCATATCTACCAAGACTATATGTTTTTCCCTTAAATTTTATTTGAGATTTCCATTTGTCTCTATTCCAGCTCACGCCCGTGTGACCGGACGTGTTGTCTTTCCGGGTCCGCATTGTGAGGTTTCTGACATTTGTTCCTTCTACTGAATATTCCTTTGTTATGGATGCTAGATTATTGCCTAGTTTTGTTTGAAGCTCATCTCTGATACAACCGCAACTTTTCACTCGTCCACCAACTAAGTCGCTTGCGGAAATATCTTTATGTCCGCCGCATTCACATTCACAATTCCAAATAACGCTCCCATTCTCTGATCTTCTTTCTGTGGATTTTATGGCTGTTAATCTTCCAAATTTCTTTCCAGATAAATTGTCTTGTTGGAATTGTGTTTTTTCTCTAAGGCAACCGCAACTCTGGTTTCTTCCGTTTATTATTCCGTCAGATCGCATCCACTTGCGACTTCTACAGAGTTCACATTCCACAAAGAAATAACTGCGATTATTTTCCCTTTTCCAGTCCAGGATATTAAGATATCCTATTGTGGTTCCAACCCGATCAGATACTTTTACTTTCTTAGCCATTTTAATAAAATTCCTCAATGTATTTCCAAACCAAATCTGTAATTTCATCCAGGTCAGAATATCTCTGGCCCATTTCATCATCATTCCAAAACATTTCCAACCCAGAGTATCCCATGTGGTTCTTCCTAAACATACAAAACCAATTGTCATTTTCTTTATTGTATCTTGCCAGTATATCAGGCTTGTCATGGTATTTATCTTGGAGATAAACATACTTAACTCCGTGCTTGGAATGTTCAACTTGATAAAGGTAATACTGTAACCGTCTTTTCACTGCCTCTTTCGTTGTGGCTTTCAAATTAATTTTACCTTGCGCCATCTACTTTTCACCCTCCTTTAATCCCCACACTTCTTTGACTTCGTTTATACTAGCCAGCCAAGCACGCCCGCTTTTTGTTGCTGTTAAAAGCCTGTTTTGCTGGCACGCTTGTTTGAGCGCATCTGTTGTTATTCCAGTTTCTTCGGACAATTCTTTTAGGAGCTTAAGGTCGTACAGCAAATACATGTTTGTAACAAAAACGTCTATCAGGGACGCATCCAACTGTAAGTCTGATTGTTTTTTAGGAATATTCCAATGCGATACCATTTGTACATTGTTTACACTGCTGACCATAATTTCGGAAACCATTTCCCGGACTTCCTTCAAAAGTCTTTCATTGTTGCACAGCTTTTCTGTTGTCTCCAGAAGGTTCTTGGCGCCACCCCCGTATGTTACTGTACGGTTGCCCCTAACCATTAAATTCTCGTACTCTCCGGCTGACTTTATTATGCCATTCTCCCCCTTGTCGTTCCTATTCAGGTACATTCCCAAAAGCCTTGTACATTTAAACATTTTTTCCAATGCCTGTGCATCTTTTTCAGAAACTTCTCTAAACTGCGGTTGTATTTTCTTGTAAAGTTCTGCTTTCATATTGCTCCTCCTTTTGTTTTTCGTTTGACATTCTTTTTATATTCGTATTATATCCTTTATCGAATACTTTGTCAATGCTAGACAACAAAAAAGAAGGCTTACGCATTCCTTTTTGTATACTACAAATACGTTGTATGCAGAATTTACAACCGCCTAATTACCCTTAATTTTATTGCATTTTCAACCCTTTTATCTGCCATAGCATTGCAGATGTAGGGGTTTGCATTTTTGCGATTGCTAAAAGTGCAAACTTCAAAGCCGGTGTTTGCACCTGGACTGAAAAACATTTTCATGCTGCAATCAGTCTCTCCAATATAAAATCCTTCTGGAATTTCGACTTCATATGGCTCACTTGTCATCCCGTTCCAATCATCTTCAATATCTTCAATGCTCCAGCGATATCCATAGGGGCTACTAACCTTCCATAATGTTACTGTATTCTTCATTTCTGTTTTCACTTTTAATTCCTCCTTGTTTGTTCTAACTTTTCCACTGTTCAGGATGTGCTTCTTTATACCATTCTAGGAAAGGGCCATAGATGTGTCTTTCAGCTTCTTCCCTCGCGATTACGGCATTGATTTTTTCATCAAATCTTCCAAGGAAATACTTCCTTTTCTGAAACATGATTTCGGCTGCCCATTTCCCGCGATTTTCATCATACCATACACCAGTTACTCCAGACGTATTTGTACTTCTGGGTTTTTGTGACTTTAATTTGCTTGGAGCTGTACCATTTATATATAATTCCTTTACTTTATCCTTTTGAAGACATCCGCATGATTGCGTATTTCCTGAGAGTAGATCATGGCTCCTCACAAAAGTTTCTTTTCCACAATCACACTTGCACCGCCATATTGTAAGTCTCGTTTTATCAGACTTTGTAGGCTCAATAGCTATCAATCTTCCAAATCTCATTCCGGTCAAGTCTTTTTTAGGCCGCCTATATACACAGCCACAATTTTTAATTTCCCCACGCAAAAGATTCGCCCTGGTGGCATATTTTATATTTCCGCAATCACATCGACACTTATATAATCTCCTGCCATAGGAATTGCGTTTATCTGATAACTCCAAAACGGTAAGCATATTATATTTTTGTCCAATCATACTTAAATCTGGCTTTTTAGGCATTTTCACCATTCCTTATCTTTTCGAGATAGTCACGCAACTTTTTTTCTTCTTCTTCTGTAACATATATTCTTGCAATTTTTCTACCGGTTGCTTTCCTGCCGGCACCTTCACGATAACCGCCCCAGTCAGTACGAATATTGACTCTTCCTGGGGAACCATTAAAAGCTTCAATGCCCTTATTTCTTAAATATCCTTCCAAAGGTATCGCTTCGCCAGGGCCCACCTTTATCTGGATACTTTTAAAATATTTTGTATACTTTTCCCCATATATGGAACCAATGCGGTCTCCAAACTCTCCGGAAACCGTATCATCCGCAAGGTTATATTTCTTGCAGAGTTCATCAAATTCTTCTGAGGTGATTGGCCTGCCAGGCTCAATCGAAAAACCTTCCCTTGGAATCATATTGTTGGTTATATAGGAATACTCTGGCTGCTTTTCCTTTTTAGGTTCTAGTTTCTTTTTATATGGCCTCAACGCCTCTTTTTTGATAGGTCTTTGTCGAGTTTCCGTGTCAGCAATCATATACCAAGAATCTCCAATATTTACAACCCATCCATTGGAATACGCCGGGTCATAATAGAATCCGTCTACGATTAACAGTCCGTCCTCATTGTACTCTAAGCTCATAAATATTTCCTCCTCTTTTCTTGAAATAGGTGCACTTGTTTCAACTTGATATAAGTGTAACCTCAATCAAGGCATTTGTCAATCATTTTTTAATAGAATTTTTTTATAGAATTATTTTATAGCATGCTATCTAAATTATGCCGCCGCTCCGTACTGTAAAAATGCATTTTTGACCTGATGCGGACTCCTGTATGCATAGTGTTTGTTCGTCACATTTCCGTTCTTATGTCCAAGATACAGAGATATAAGTTCTCCCGGGCATCCCCTACGCGCCATATTTGTGGCTGTAGTCTTTCGGAAAAGGTGCGGGTATATATTTCTACCTACGATAGACCGCTTCGCTATTTGCTTTAATGCAGAGCGCAGACCGCACCTTGTCATTCTTTTGTGTGGAGATTTCAGAGACACAAATAAAGCTGGGTCGGAATCCTTCCTACTATCCACATACTTTTTGAGGTGAAATCTTGCAGCATCATCCAAACAGACAGTTCTGTATGCCCTGCCCTTTTGACCGTATACAAGTATATCTCCGGTTTCCCAATTGATATCTTCTATGTTGACGGAAACACATTCTCCAATGCGAACTGCTGTGGAACGCAGAAACTCTATTAATGCCCTGTCTCGCAGACTTTCCCTATACTCTTCTATTTGCGTGACCTTATTCACGATTTTGACCTTACAGGCATCACGCAAGGCTTCTACTTCCCAGTCTTCCAAGTGATCAATAGGCTTTTCAGTCTCTACATACTTTTCTATGCTTTCAGCAGGATTTTCCGTGACAAGATGATTTCTCCTCATCCAAGTGAAAAAAGCTGATATCACACGCCGTTCATTATTTACTGTGACTGCCTTATTTCCTTTCTTGGAATATTGGTTCAGATAATATTCGATATCCATGTCAGTTACATCTATCAGAGATTTTCCGACAAATGCAATAAAATTATTCATGGTTCGTCTGTAGTATTCCGCTGTATATTTACTTAGTTTAGGAGCCTTTTTAGCTTCAAACAGCTCCATAATACATTCGTTGGTATTTTCGTTGGTGGCAGGCAGAGTTTCTCCCATTTCCACGATATTGATGTTAAAGAGAGCCTGCACAATAGTTTGGTTCAGAATATCCATTGTGACAGAATCAAGATATGGTTTCATAGATGTCAAAATATTGTCTCTAAAAATTTCTTTCTGTGTACGCATAATTATCCTCCTTAATATTGCTCAAGGACGAAAAAGTATGCTATAATGTCCTTGAGTGAATGGGTAACGGAGAACTCGCCAAAGTTTTAGTCCGTTACCTGTTTTTTATTGTTCAAAAACTCACTCACCCAATTTTCGATAAATCCCGGCTCCCTACTTCCGGTATTTTCCACTGTATGTATTGCTCTACTGTCATTCTCGGCAGTCATTTAACTGATTTTCCAATAAAAGTATTTTTCGGCTTGTTCTGATATGGTTTCCGCTTAAAATTTTCATAAGCGTTGCTATCAGGAGCGTTTTCAGCCATTTCAGCATATTCAATCTTTTTGCTTCTCATTGCTCCTATTGCAGCAACTTTATTTTTATCTACCTCTGACACGTGTCAGTCCTCCCTATTCTCCTCTACTCTTTTGCTTGCCAGTTCTTTGCACCTGTCACAATCCAAATAGCAACAATACCTGACTGGAATATGCTGGCAATAATTCTTGCCATAACAATCCACATAATCACAAATGATATTTGTTGCTCTGTGTCGAAATGCTTGTTTTGGCATTCTTAGCACCTCCAATTTGTATAATTTACCTGTTTACTTTTAGAACATATGTTCGTACAATATAGCTATTAATTTATGGAAGGATGATTAAATATGCCTGCTGCTGTATCCCGTGGAACAATTGATTCAGCAACGATGCTTCGGGTTCCTGTGATTGCCTCATATGATTGTTTTGGAAATACTCTGCCTTTGTATATTGGACATAATGGAGAGTCCTACAAAGTACTGTCTGCAACCCTTAAACCTGGTTTTGATTTAAAGGTCTTCCAGTGCAAAGTTGAAATATATGACCGTGTACGTGATGTAACACTCTCCTATCATCCTTACGAAAATGTATGGACAGTTCCAAAACGTCCGAAAAATTATTAAATAACACTCTTATGTATCTGTTCCCCCTGCGCCCTTACCGCCCTCTGTGTCTGGTAAGCGGGGCGGTTAAATCTATCCGCCGCCCGCTTATCTGGGGTACGTCCTGCCAGTCCTCCGTAGTGCTCTTGGCTGTCCTGACGCTGTTCTTTTCTGGTTCTACGCTTATTCATCTTCATCACCCCACGGCATCCTTGTTCCGCAGTAAGGGCAATAATGGAATGCCCCGGCTACTGTTTCATCGCACGCTGGGCACTTCACAGCTACCGCTCCGCTTGGAGGGGTTATTATTTTATGCGGCTTTTCCGGCATCTGCTTTTCTCTCAACCTGTTTACTTCCTCACATTTTTCCAGATACAGTCTGTCTATCTCTATAAGTTGTTCCGGGGTAAGGTTGGTATCCTCGTATCTCGCTAAAGTTTCACATACCTTGACATTAAACTCGCAAATTTCCTCTTCACACCCCATTCCCAGACAAGGCTCTTCAAAGCATTCTGGATAGTATGCTTTCCCTTCTTCCCACGCTGTTAATCTCTTCATCTCTACTCCTTTCCCGCAAAACTAAAATCAACTGTCTGTAATATCTTCCACAATTTATCCACATCAGGACTTCTCCACGCTGTCATGGCGTAAGTATGGGCATCTTCCGAGTAATGATGGCTGTTTCCCCTCAAATGTTCTTCTGCGGCTTTCTGTGTAAGGAACATAGTGTCCTCATAGATTTTAGGAATTATCTTATACGGAATGGCTTCGTATTCATCGTATCCAAATTTATGTAGCCACTCTGTGATTTCTTCTGCCGTCCCTAACTCATCGAACATCTCGTCTTTATTATCAATCGCTATGCTATCATGGAATATGCCTTTTTCTACTGATACTTTGTAGCTATCCCCATAGCATGAATTGATATCTTCCAGAAAGTTTTCCTGAATATACTTCACAATCTCCTCAATGCCATCCGCATCAGTGTAGCACCCTTCCGTGTCGTATAGTTCGATTCCATCCTCTTCACCCTCAACACGGTAAAGTTTTTCACTCCCCTTAATTACCCAAAATCTGGGGTCGGCTTGACTAACATGATCCTGAGTATTCATTTCCTTTTGCAGAGCAATTAGAAATTCCAATTCTTCTTTGGTGATATCATGCTTTTCTATTTCGTCTGCATGGTGTTTCAACCCTTTGTGATATATAGCCATCTCTATACCTCCACTTCTTCATCCTGTGGCATCTGAAATACACTAACGCAGTCTCCATGAATATAAACGCCGTGATGAACACAGTCCAGCTTTGCATAATTATCCTGTATCATATCCAGTACCTTTATAGCTTTTTCTTCACTGGAATATTCTCCAATTGTAGATGTCGGTTCTACACTTCCGATATCATAAAAAAGAATATTTTTCTTATTCCTGTAATCCACTGCCGTTGTTCCATTTTCCAGATTTATCAGTTGCAACTTATCTTGACTTCTGATTAACATTCTTCCCCTCCTTAAATGCTGATTTAGTTAATTTACGGTAGCACTTCCGGGAAGTCTGCTATACTCATCTGTCCATCGGAATAATTAAGCATTTCCTCGGTTGCTCTCCGGTAAAAATCTTTGGATATCTCAAAGCCATAGCTATTCCTGCCAAGTTCCATTGCTGCCCTCAAGGTTGCTGCACTTCCCGCGCAAGGGTCAATCACAACGTCCCCCGGGTCTGTAAAGACTTCAATCAAGCGTTTTAATACATTCACAGGCTTTTGCGCCGGGTGAATCTTTGGATACTCCTTCGCGCTGTCCCGTTTCCACTCAAACCAGTTAAATACCATCTTCCCATTGTTGCGGAACTTTGGCAGCTTATTACGGTACAGGAGAAGTGCATATTCAGTTGCACCGCATACCCTCATGTTTGCCTTAAGCACTTGCGGGCTGTAATTCTTGCAGAAAATCAGCGGAATGTTATGTACAAATCCATATTTCTCCGCATATTTGAGGACCGTCTGTATCTGCTCAAAGCTACAAAATACTATCATGCAAGGTGCATCTGAAGACTTCCCTCTGCCGTTACTCTTTGCAGGCTCTTTTTTCAGTAGCCGATTACAAAAGTGAAAATACTCTGCAATGTTAAAATTAAAATCTGTGTTAAACGCTGCCTTTTTAGCAAGTTTGCTTTCCCCGTTTTTATTGTCTCCTCCCACGTACCACATTGGATTAGAGCCGTAGAAGTTATTGCCTATGTTGTACGGGATATCCGCTATCACCAGCTGTGCTTTTGGTATCCCATACCTCTTATAATTTTGGAAATTATCGTTAAAAAGTTCTGTTTTCATTTTTGAAAGGAACCGATGCATCTTTACCCGGCCGGGGTTCCGACTCCTTCCTTAGATTTTTCTATTTTTCCGCAATCGCTTCTGTGCTCAAAACGTCGCACTTCACCATAGCTTCTAATACCACCTTGCTGTTATAGACAAAAGCTCCACAGTTCTTACACTTTCTTTGCAATTCTTTGTCTTTGGTTTGATATCGTCTTACAAACCCACAATTTGGACATATGTATTTCTTCATGTTGTTTTCTCCTCTAAATGGCGGTTTAGTGCAGTAATTTCTCAGCACTTTCAAAATCGTGCCCGAAGAAATTTTCATCAATGTTGTCATATATTGCTTCCAAAAAGGCATCATCATCAGATAGTCCAGAACTTTCAATCTGCTCATTAAATTCTCTGTCCTTGCAAGACATCATTCCAGGCTTTTCCCGTTCCCACCTTTTTACAAATTTTTGCCCGTTTACCCACAATGTTTCTACAAAACCATTTTCTGTTGTTTCCACGCTATATTTCATCTCTACCTCTTTCCCCGGCTCAGCAGCCGTACGCTTTAAACACAATCTTTTTCCCCTCGAATGCATATAATCCTTTTTGCAATTCATTCCACTTTTTTAATGCTAAGTATGCGGACTTTTCTTCGTACAGTCCGCCTCTGCCACAATTAGGGCATTTTACATTCCAATACTGTTTATGCATTCTATTACTGTTATGCGGTATTAATATAGGCATTCCATAGTCGCATCTTTCCGCTAAGGTTGGCGGGTGAGGCATACATACACAAGGGATAATATTATCTACTGTCATGTTCATTCACCCTCCTATTCTGCCTTGTACGGTTCCGGCAGTGGCATCCAGGCAAGAACAATATCCTTGTCAATCCTGGTGTCCGTACTTGTGTTTTTCCATACTCCCGCCTTTCCGATATAGCCAATTACTGAGAAATTATCACCGAAAGAAACTAATACGTCCACTTCCTTCTCCGGAAGCCGTTCCGATACCGGAATCCAAGCACCTACTCTGGTTCTGCCATTCCATGCCTGTGTTGCGCCTTCTCTCGTGCT